ATGATGACCAAACTCTTGGTGGATGTACAGAAACTGTTAAGTATTTACAAGAAAAAAATGTAATTTAATGGAAGAAACATATCAAATTGTAGAGTCTGCAATTGATTATGCTTTTCAAGGTAAATTTGTCCTCGGATTTTATGAGTATCTTAAATCCAGCAAAACAAAAAGATGTGATGTACAAGAGTTTATTAAAAGTCAAACAGCAAAAAACATACAAGATCTTATTTTGCAGTTAGAGGATTACTTAAAGGGTGGGGATAAACAACTTAGGGAAGCGTATGGTCACATACCAAAACCCCAGGCCAGAAAAATAAAAAACTATCTTTCTGGTATTCTTGAAGACGCTTTGAGGTATAGTAATGACCGAAAACCAGGACGACGAAAGAAACAATCTAAATAATCATGAACCCCACACAAATCGGGGTGTTGAACTACTACTACGAAATAGGAGGAAGAAATCAGACCCGCCCAAAACTTTTCAGATAAAGTTTGGTAAAATGATTTCTCTCCTCCGCAGAGAGTTTGTCATCCATCTAAACTTTTATCTAGATGTAAGAAAAAAGTAACTCTCTGGAGAAAGAAAAATGTTAGCAGTCACTCTCACGATCGGAACCTTAGTTTCTATTATGTTCTTTTTTGTTGGAGGAGTAGTAGGATGGTTGGCCAAGGAACATATCTATGCAACCCAACCAGTATATACACACCCAGAGATGTTTGATGAGAACGGAAATGTTCTCCCAGATGAAATTTTAGCAGTACGATTTGAAAATAGTTATGACGACCTCACAGAAGAAGAAGACCACGACAATTGAAAGTCTTCCACACAACCCATTTATTTTTGAAATTTTAGAACTTGCTTCTAAACAAAGAAGCAAAGCAAAAAAAGTGGAAGTGTTGCAGACATATGAACATGATGCACTGAAAACAATTTTTATCTGGAACTTTGATGATACAGTAATCTCAATGCTTCCTGAAGGTGAAGTTCCTTATGCAGATGGTAATGACCAGTCTGTTTTCTCTGGAACTCTTTCTGAGAATCTGGCAAGGGAAGCAAAGGGTGGAGAGTCTGCAACCGGACAAGATCTAGACGGTAGAGGAAAAACTTCTCTCCGCCGCGAATATCAAAATCTTTATCACTATGTAAAGGGTGGTAATGGTGGATTAACTCCAGTCCGTAGAGAAATGATGTTTATCAATCTTCTAAGAGGACTTCATCCCAAAGAAGCCGAATTACTAATTTTAGTAAAAGACAAAGACCTTACAAGCAAATACAAAATTACTCATGAAATCGTGAAGCAAGCTTATCCTGACATTACTTGGGGAGGTCGTTCATGACAGTCCAACTAGAAAAGGAAGAGCTTATGGAAGAAAATTTCTACCCAGAGAAACAAATAGACGAGAAAAAGTATAGTTGCCAAATTCTTTTAGAAAAAACCACAATACAACAAGCAAACGATAAATCATTCCCAACCGATGCAAGGTTGATATGGTATAAGGTTAATGGCACTGAATATGTTGATTTAACTCGTTGTCGTAAGACAGTAGAATTATTTGATATGTATTACGATAAGTATGGCAAAGGAGCAGTCCAAAGAATTGATTTTGGATATGGTTCAGTCAATCCTAAACTTTGGGGATACAAATCAAAAGAGTCGGAGAAAAAGAAAAAGTAGTATGGATCAATTGACATCACAATTCCAAATCATGAAAATGCGAAAAGAAATTAAAGTTTTGCATGAAGAGATACGTGAGTTAAGATTGATGTTAAAGAAACAGACTCCGGAGTGGTGTCATCCAGAGTCTGCCATAAATTTTTCTGATCCATATCCCATTGACAAACACCTTAAATAGTATTATGATAACGATCATATAAACCCTTCATCATGCACTACAAACCATATTCACCTGAGTGGCATAGGTACAGGTATTTGAAAGAAGCAATCGACAAGTACCTTGATGACTATGTTGAAAATGACATAATCATGGATGACATTCTAAATATTGTGTGTGACCGCCAAGAAGCGGCACATGCAGAGTATCATAAACTCGAAGATCTAGAGCACAAACTGCGAGACTAATATGCTTTCAACTCAATATCGCCTCAGACTAGAATCTATTTGTCAATGTATTGCAAACAAACAACAAGTTCCTCTAGAGGATATGATATGGGCAGAGAAACTTGCTAAAGCACATACTACCGCAAGAGACTGGTTAAATAAAGCACGTCGTCAGGCCTCCCAAGATATTCAGGAGGGAAGCACTGACGATTTTTTGAATAAGATGGGATTAGGAGACCCCGACCCATCTAATTACAAAACGGGGTTTGATGGTGCAGATGATATAAAAGACTGGTTTCAGAGGGATAAACCGGACGATTGGAGACAAAGAGATTAATATTACAAAATTTATAGTATATGGTGATACCATAATAAAGTTATGTAAAATATGTATCTCCCGATACAAAACTATTTGACTATATAGTGTGTAAGGGTTATAATAACCACATACGTTCATCTTATGCCAAGCATACTACTCGGACTAATTATCTTTGCATCTCATGCAGATCATTTGACCAAACCTTATAACTGGCATATGTCATGTGAAAGGTGGCAAATTAGATCTCTTGAAATACAACAAGATGATAACCTGGACTATAACTCCAAAGTTTTTCTAATTAGATATCTTAGGAGTAAAGTTCATGGCGAGTGTGATGGTTTAGTATAAGACGCAAGTAAGTCGCGGAACGGAGCGTTCATCCTCATGGTTGCTTTATTAGCATCACTACTTACATGTTCGGATTATGACTGGTTGGTTAATGGAGTCAAAAAAATTGACTACATTTCCATCGGAGATAAATTAGAATTAATTCATTTCTTTGCAGAGTCAACAGATCCAGAATGTTTCTATGTAGATGAGGACGCAAACGACTGAAGGAACGGGCCTAAAAATCCAACTACTTCAGGAGAAAACAAATGAACACACTTACAATCATCAAAAAGCAAATCAACAAGGCAGCAGCTCTGCATGACGCACAGATCACTCACACTGCATATCGTGGTGTAAAGTGTGACGTTCGCAAGGCAGGACAGGAGTCTCACGGCACCTTCTGCTACCGTGGTCGTACCTACACCAAGTGAGGCAATCATGGAAGCACTACAATTAACTGGGATTTTAACCTTGGGTTGTTTTGTTGCTATGTCGTTATTCTATGGTGAACTCGTCCTTCTTCATAAACACTGAGGGAAAGACACATGCTGAAGATCAAAATATATTATGATCTTCCAGAATATAATCCAGAAGTCCACGATCCTGATAAGATCTTTAGACTTCTAACATATCGTGGAGTAACTTATGCTAAGTGGATTAACTTAAAGTCACTGGGCATATCAAACTGGAAAGTATTTAAATGAGGGCCTTGACAGGTCCTCTTTTTTTATGTATAATTACCTTTGTCGAGGTTAATAAAAATGGATAAAGAAAAGCTCAAGCTAATCATCCAGAACATGGAATCTCTTGTCGAGGTTTTGAAATCAGAAGTCTATTCTGATGTGGATATGTACAGACCAGATTATAATCAAGATAATCGCCTGACCGATTACGATGAAGTGTTTTATGAAGGAGATGATGATGGGTACCCAGACTGATCAAGTAAAACTGGTAAGTGTAACACCAGATGCAGAGAAGCACATGGCATATTGTGCAAGAGTAAGTAATCCAAATAATCAAGAAAATGATAAGTTTAGTGGATTGTTAAAGTATTGCATTAACCATCAACACTGGAGTATTTTTGAACAAGCAACAATGACTCTGGAGATCAATACTACTAGAGGAATTGCAGCCCAAATATTGCGTCATAGGTCATTTACATATCAGGAATTCTCACAAAGATATGCTGATAGTTCATTGCTTGCAGATGATATCCCTCTTCCAGAATTAAGAAGGCAAGATACAAAGAATCGTCAGAATAGTATTGATGATATTGATCCATTCACTCGACAACGATATGAGATCTTAATTCAAAAACATTTTCGTGAAGCAATGGATCTTTACCGAGAAATGTTAGATGAAGGTATTGCAAAAGAATGTGCAAGGTTCGTTCTACCACTAGCCACACCGACTAGACTCTACATGACGGGTTCAGTTCGTTCTTGGATCCATTACATTGATTTGAGGTCTGCAAACGGCACACAGAAGGAGCATATGGATATTGCAAATGCATGTAAATGTATTTTTGTTTGCCAGTTTCCTGCAGTTTCAGAAGCAATGGGTTGGGAGATTACACCAGAATGTCCAGAATGCTTTGATCAATCCGCAATTACCATCGAATAAATAATAGTA